TCATGGCATTTAACGCGTCTTGTGTTTTACTTGCGTCGCCTTCTATTTCTACGATTGTTTCGTTAATGATTTGGAAATTCTTAATAGTAAAATCCGCTTTCAATTTAGAAATGCTTAATAGTTCTGAAAAGACCTCTTCTACCATTTCACGCAACGGAATAACAACGTTCTTTTCGAATATAACGTAGGCTTGTTTTATGTCCGCGCCACCGCCTAAACTACCAGTCGTTCTAACACCCATTAAGATAGGGTCGATTGTGTGCGAAAAACAAATTTGTTCTGTATTTAATGCACTAGATTCGTGAAATAGTTTATCGTTTGAGTTCGTCGGTATGCTTTCGATTTTCGGTAATTGGTCGGCACTATTTGCAAAGAAGGCAACGCCTTTACCCGCGTTCTGTGCGCCTTTCATTCTGTCGATAGTGTCACGTAAGACCTTCTTTTCTTCTTCGCTTTGTGGACGCTTAGGAAACATCATTGCAAACGCTGGGAAAATACTATTTTGAATGTTTGATTTTGCAAAATATGAAAGTTCACCAGATAAAAACGCAAAGTTTAACGCGCTTGTGTACGTAGGCAATGGGTAATAGTCTTGTCCAATTGCTTTAATTTCGTATGCGTAAAGCTGACATTTGTCAGAATTTAACGGGTGGTATTTTGTTACTGGTAATACGTCGATTCTTGAAGCCCAATCGTCACATAAAAAGTAACAATCTTTTGCACGGTTAATACGTACCTTTTCGGGGCTTACGTTTTCGATTCTTTTTACTTGGTGCTTTTCGTCAAAGTACAATTTAAAGTAAACGCGGTTGTGTAAGACAAGGTGTTTAGTTACTTCACGAACTGATTTAGACAGCTTCATTTTCTTTTCCCAAGTGTATAGCGCTAGTTTTTCGTCAGCTGTTAACGTTTGCACCTTTAAATCGTAGCTAGCGCCTATAGTTGCGTTAACTTTAAAGTCCACAATTGACCCATGTAGTGGGCTAGTATAATAAAGCTGGTTAAGGGTTTCGGGAAATAGGTTGTCTTGTCCGTAGGGAATGTAGCCAGCCACTTGATAGCGTCCGTTTACGTAAGGTAGTGACAAGTTAGCCCCGCCTATTTTACCGAACGGAGTACTAAACGACTGATAGCCCTCTACTACTTCTGTTTTTACCGCTTTAAATCTGTCAAAAATACCCATGTTTAATCGTATATGCTAGAAATTGAAACGCCAGAAACTACCATGCGCCCTTCTTCTATTAAGTTAAAATCTGTTAAGTCCGTGTTTTCATCTATTACAATAGGCGTACTACTTTCGTAAACTTTGTACGTATATTGTCCTTTTACTAAGTCTAAATCTACTTCGTCTAGCGTGAATAGATTGTATCTATAAGGATAGTTCGACGTGTCGACACCTAACCAAAGGATAGGATCAACAGCCGTGTTAAATTCGTCTTCAAACACGAATAAATAAAAGGGGTCTACTAACGTTGTAACCTCTGACAGCGTCAAAGCAAACGTATTAACTTCACCTTTTTCAATGTAAATCATAACTATATTATTTAAGTTTAGCCACTTGTTTAAAAAACAAAACCCCACCGATTAAGGTAGGGTCGTTATAAGTGTTACGTTTCTAGAATGTAACTAAAACTAATTAAGCTGTAAGACCAGCGATAATAGCTGGGTCAACTTCGTAAGCTAGGTCTGTATTTTCAGCAAGTAAAACTAAGCTGTATTTTGAACCATCCGCACGAGCAGTACCAGAACCTTCGCCGTATGCGCTAACTTGTAAGAATGGGAAATACCAAAACTTTCCGTTTGCGTCACCTACGACAGCTGTTAAATATTGTTGACCAGCACCAAGAATTTTAATCGCTTTACTTTTTTCTTGGTCGCGTCGATGAAACATTAAGTTAATAGTTTGAGTAACGTAAGAAGAACCATTTACTAAGTCGATAGCGCCTTCTTCTGTAAAGTTACCAGTATTACGTTTGAACTCCATCGGTACGAAAGGCTCGGTGTGTGTAATAGCTGTTACTTCCCAATTAGTAGTCGTTTCTAATGTAGTAATTCCAGTTATGTTATCTTGTTGGTTAATTAATAGGGTATAGATACCCCCGCTGTTCGGGTCGCACCCTTTCAGAATCTCTTGTAGTGTAGAACAAGCCATCGGTTTTTTATATTTTAAATGTTAAAAAAAAGGGGCGGGCGCATTACCCACCCCCGTTATTTTAGTTGTTTATTGACTAGTCGAAACAAACGTTATATACTACGATTTGGTCTGGGTTCGTGTAAGAGAAACCAGCTTTCAAGTTAGCACGTGTACGCAAGTAAGGCTCAGCAACTGAATCTGCAAGGTTAACAGCTTTCAACGCTTTCGCATCTCCTTCTGCATCGAATGCGTAAATCAAATCTGTTTTCAAAGCAAGTACCATTGTGTTAACTGGTGCGCCTTCTGCAAGTACAATTTTAATACCTAAGAACGTCGGAGCTAATGGAGCAGTAACGTAAGTCAAAGTGTTACCAGAAGCAGCAGCAATTTGGTAATTTACGAATACATCAGAAGAAACGAACAAACGTAAGTCAGCACGTTTTGATTGTACCGCTGTTGGTGACGCTTGAAGTACAGCAGTCATTTGAGCAAGTACGTTAGATGAAGTAATTGCACCACCATACAAACCGATTACAGCATTGTCAGCACACAACTTTTTCAAGTATCCATCACACAAAGATAAAACTGGGTCTAAACTTTCTGTGTCACCTTGCCATCTGATTAACTCTAAATCGTTTCCAATACGTCCAGCCATTTCATTCCAGTAGTAAGACATGAAAGAAGCTACTGTAAAGTCGCCGTTAGAACCTTGTGACATTTGCAAAGCAAGGAATGATTGCTCGATGTCGAATTGACAAATTTGTGACATTGCACTTAACGCACAAACGTCGATAGTGATAGCGTCTAAGTTGTCTGTAGGTGCGCTAAAGTTACACGTTGAAGGTGCAAGCAAGTTACCAAAAGTAACGTTAGCTAATTTTGTAGCAGATTTGATACCTGGCAACGTTCTGTAGTTGTCTGCGATGTCTTCTGTTAAGTACGCACGCGAGTAAAACTCGTCTGGGTTTGGACATAATAACGCGTTTGTTTCTACGTCTAGGTTAAATTTAAGATTTCTCATTTTTGGTTTTTATTTATTATTATTTGTTACTAATTTTAAACGCTTTGAATTTATCGAAAGCCGACATTTTAACTTCTTTCGACATATCCATATCCTCTACTTCTTCTTCACGGACTAGAATTTCTTCCATTTGATTTTTCAAGTCTGCAATCATGGAAATAACCGAGTTAATGTTCTCTTCGATTAAAGGTTGTACGATAGCTAAGATAGCTTCTGTGTCCATTGCTGGGTCGATAGCCATTTCTTCTTCTACTACTTCGTCTGTAGCTTCTTCTACTACTTCTTCTTCTACGCTAGTTTCGGACATTTCTACGTCTTCTGTTACTTCTTCTGTAACTTCTGCCATTTCTTCTTTAACTACGTCTTTTACTTCTACTACTTTGCCGTCTTTGACAACGTAGATTTTGTCTTCGATTGTGTGTTCTCCGTCTGGGAAATTCATATTATATTTATTTAGGTGTTTGCTTAATTTCATTCCTAGAAAACCTTCGATTGAAAATCCTACTTGTTCGTTTTTTACTAGGGTATTATAATAGTCTACGTCTGTAACTTGTGCCGTTAACATTAAAGTTCCTTTCGGTACTTCGATTCCGTAGGTAGTGTAGGCTTTATCCTTCTTAGGGCTGTCTACAATCCAGCTTTCTAAAATATATGCGGGTACTTCTTTGCTTGCGTCGTGTTCTAAATTGAATACGTTACGATTTTGTAAGTCCTTCATGAACTTTACGTAGATTTGTTCTATAGTTTGTTCGTCAAATTGTACATAGTAGTCGCCAGCTTCGTCGTCGCGTCTGTAGATTTCCATAGGAATCATAGCGGGTGCTGTTACTCTATATTTAAGTTCGTCAGAAAAGAAGTGTTTTTTGTCTTGGCTAAATGCTAGACCTTTTACCTTTATAGCTGGTGTGTCTGTGAATGCGATTTGTTCGATACCTAAATCTTCGCCGTCTGAATATTCGGGGTCGATTGTAATTCTGTAAATAGGTAGTTCGTTATTCATGACTATATTAAAAAAAATGTATATTTGTTCAAAATTTATATCATGGTAGAAATATTAGGCAAACAGATTCCAAACGAAATGGACGAAATTACGATTCAGCAATTTGAAGGTATTACGGACATTCACGCGAACGCGGAACTAGACAACGTAGAAAAACATTTAGAGGTGTTTAAGTTTATGGGTGTTAGTGACGAAATAGAAGACGTGGACTTTGAGGTTTTCAAAGAGTACATTAATAAGTTCAATTCTGCAAAAGTACCTTCATCCGTTCTTTTAAAAAGTTTTGAAGTTGACGGGTACACGTACAAAGCCTACGACGAAGACTTTAAGCTAACGGCAAAAGACACGAAAGTAATTGAAAAGATTTTAGGCAATAAACACAAAGGATATATTAGCGAAGTTCTAGCTGTGCTTTTTAAACGTGTCGACTTGTCTAAGGTCGAACATTACACGGACGCGCATATCAAACATAAAGCTAAATTAATCCGTGAATTAAAAGCAGAAGTTGCGATACCTTACTTAGTAGCTGTAGCCGACCAAATTAACAAACACGTAGAAAAACTAAATGAACCTACCGAAGTCGTGGCATAACGTCAAGCTATACCAGTTTAAAGAATTACGGCAATTAGAAAAGAGTCTAGGGTATTTTGCGTATCAGTTAGATACCCTAGCTATTCTAGCCGACGTAGATAGCGACGACCTAGAAGAACTAGAAATAGACGAACTAAACAATCTGTTTAACTCGGTAAGATTTGTTTTAAGCGAACCTAAAAAGGGCTTTAAGTCTAAACTTACTATAGAAGAAGAAGACTATATCTTTAAGCCGTTTAATAAATTGACGCTGTTTGAGTTTATCGACCTAGAATATTTTCTAAGTAATGACTATATAGTACATATTTCGCATATAGCGTCCGTGTTTTACCGCCGTATTGATAAGGATAAGTGGAATAATATAGAATTTGAGCCGTATATATTCAGTCCATTTGAACGATTTGAACTATTCGACGACGTATTTATAACAGACGTGTACGGAATTCTTACGGATTACCTTAAATATAGGGAAAATTTCATGCAGAAATACGAAAACTTGTTCAATGATAACGACGAAGAAGACGAAGAAGAAGAGGATATAACAGACTTTGAAAGTATCGAGCAATACAAAGAC